GGCATGCGATTCTTATTGATTGAAGACATAGGTAATACTGTTAACACAGACGGTGCAGATGCGTGGAAAAGCACAGGCGGTGCAGATCTAATTGCTCATGCGAACGACATTGTTGAGTGGACAGGATCAGCATGGACAATCGTGTTTAATTCTGCTCTAGAATCCAACGTTATAGTCTATCAAACGAATATATATACAGGAGTTCAATACATATGGAACGGTGTGTATTGGTCTAAATCGTTTGAGGGTGAATATCACGCTGGTAAATGGAAACTAGAACTGTAACAGAACGCATTATTTGTAGCGGAGCATTATTCTACGCTAAATCAACTAAGAGATTTTTACTACTACAAAAAGCCACAGGTAAACACACTGGCACTTGGGGTCTTGTAGGCGGTACTAATATCACTGGCGAAACTCCGTGGCAAGGTCTACAGCGAGAAATTACTGAAGAAATAGGCAGTATGCCTGCAGTAATTAAAACTATCCCCTTAGAAACATTTGTATCAAACGATAAAGTTTTTAACTTTCATACCTATCTGTGTGTCATAGAAAATGAATTTGTACCTACTCTAAGTGCAGAACACATGGGATGGACTTGGAGTACTATTGAATGGGCACCTAAGCCTTTACATCAGGGACTTCGTAATAGTTTTTCAAATAAAATTATCCGTACTAAACTACAAACCATAGTTGATCTAGTGGAGTTAATATGAACTATACCATTGACAATTTCATCGGCATATTTGATGACGTACTAACTCCGCAAGAATGCCAGGGAGTAATTAACTATTTTGAAGAACTTGATAAACATAATTTAGTTGTGAGTCATAAAGAATATAGCGAACAAGGTAAAACTGCTAGAAACGATGACAGCATTTTTATGTTTGAACCGAGAGTATTTCATTTACCACCTACTAATTTTTGCCTACAAACATTTACTAGTAAATTTTGGCCATGCTATCAAAAATATACAGAAGAATATAGTGCGCTAGAGTCAGCTAGTAAGCACGGTATTGTAGGTTTGCGGGTACAGCGCACACCGCCCGGTGGTGGATTCCATCAATGGCATTTTGAAAATGGTACTAGAGATCACGCTGTTAGAATTGTAACTATGATGCTCTATTTAAACGACGTCGATGAAGGTGGTGAAACAGAGTTTCTATATTATAGAAAACGCATACAACCTAAAACTGGACGATTACTTATTTGGCCAAGTGGTTACCCGCATACACACAGAGGAAATCCCCCGTTATCAAACACAAAATATATTATTACAGGCTGGTTAGACCTAATCGAATAATACTTGTATGATAGAAATTTCATACTAAATACCCCATACATTTTTAAGGAATACATTATGCCATATAATCCAGAAGATCCAAATTCTGATCCAAATAATCCAGAAGGCGGCGCACATCTACCTACCCCGGGATTAGAGCTTACTACAGAAGAAAAAGTAAGAATCTGTCATCCTCAAGCAGTAATAAGAGAACAACGACCAGAAGTCTTGCAAACTGTAGAAAAAATGCATGCCATTTGGGAAGAATTGAGAGACAAGAAGATTACACAATCAGACGCAAATAAGAAACTTGATCAGCTAGTAGCTGGCGATATTGCCGAATATGTTACTGATCCAATTGCTATTGGATTTATAAATGATGCTGTTGAATCTATTAGAAATCCAAACCCGGCAATATCATAAATGATCAAACCCTTGCAAAAGATTGTTATAGTCGGCGGTGGAAGTGCCGGCTGGATGGGTGCGGCAGCATTGGTCCGAGCATTTCCTGAAAAAGATATTATAGTAGTTGAAAGTCCAAACTATCCAATTATCGGCGTAGGCGAAAGTACGCTAGGCGGAATTAATACCTTCTGTCATTATCTCGGAATTAATGAAAAAGATTTCATGAGTTACACCGATGCTAGTTACAAGATGAGTATTAAATTTACAGATTTTTACGAAAAAGATAGTGGAGGATTCCATTATCCGTTTGGGCAACCATATACTAAAGATATCCCGTACGGCATGAAAGACTGGTTTTATAAAAAGTATTTTTATCCAGATACGCCAGTACAAGATTTTGTAAGATGTTATTTTCCAGCGGCGGCACTGTTTGAGCAAAATAAATTTTCACTAAACAAATATGGTCAATTTGACAACTATAATCCCGACTGGGACGTAGCATATCACTTTGACGCAACCAAATTTGGTCTTTGGCTCAAGGAAAAATATTGCCTACCTAGGGGTGTAAGAGTAATAAGCGACACCGTGGCTGATGCTAAAATTAACGAAAACGGTATTGAATCATTAGTGTTATCGAGTGGCGGAGAAATAGAAGCTGACTTATTTGTCGATTGTACTGGTTTTAAGAGTTTGTTATTAGGCGAGTATTTAAAAGAACCATTTAATTCCTACAGTGATGTATTGCCTAATAACAGAGCATGGGCTACTAGAATGCCTTATAAGAATAAAGAAGTTGAATTAGAACCGTTCACTAATTCAACTGCATTAGGTAATGGGTGGAGTTGGAATATACCTAGTTGGGAACGACTCGGAACTGGTTATGTATACAGCGATAAATTCATCAGCCCGGAAGATGCTAAAGAAGAATTTAAAGAATTTTTAATGTCGGACAAGATGGTAATTCCTCGCACAAAGGAAGAAGTTGATGCATTGGAGTTCAAGGATATCCCTATGAGAGTAGGAATACACGAGCGTACATTTGTTAAGAATGTAGTTGCAATTGGACTTAGTGCAGGATTTATCGAGCCATTAGAATCTAACGGATTGTTTAGTGTACATGAATTTTTGTTTAAATTGATAAAGACTCTGCAACGTCCAGCAGTTACACAGTGGGACAGAGATGTTTACAATGCCGGATGTTTTGGTATGTGGAGAAACTTTGCAGAATTTGTAGCAATGCATTATGCATTAAGTATTCGAGATGACACCGACTACTGGAAAGCTAATGCAGATAGAGTTTATAGTCCCGGATTACATGCCCTTAAACCTGATACAGCCATTGGCTTCCAAGCCCTGCATTCGCATAAAATGTTTGGAACTGATGCTCCGGAAACTGCAGGTATCAACTGGATTTCTACAGGGATGAATTATTTCTTAACTGATAATTTTGTAGTTGAAACGGATTTATTACGTTCTGAAGAGGGTCGAGTAAAACAAAATTGTGATGCAATCACTAGAGAATTTGAGATCAGAAAAGCTAGATGGCTAGACGCCGCTAAAGATAAGCCAAGCCTTTATCAATATCTTAAAACACATATACATAAGGAATAAAAATGACCATAGGATTATTTCCAGGCGAATTAAAAGCAGACGCTACTGTTGGCGGATGTATTGATATTTTTGAAAATGCATGGCCAAATCCCCTCGAAACTATTGCGATTATAGAAAATGAATGCTCTATAAAAGATTCCGGAGTAGGATTTCAACGGGCAACGACTGTAGGTCAAGGGCCATTTCAGAATGAGAGAACTAACCTCGACTTACCAGTTAGTCATCTGGCGCAGGTAACTGGCAACAAGACTATGAAAGACATACATAATCAAATGTATTTTTTATTACTAGCAACAACATTGCCATATGCTCAAAAATATGATATACACGAGCCGTTGCATCATGAGTTTTATAATCTATTAAAATATCGCACAGGGCAAGAGTATAAACCTCACTACGACGGTGGAACTGGAATGGGTCGAGCTATCAGTGCTATCTGTTATCTCAATGACGATTACGAAGGTGGCCATATAGAATTTCCAAATTTTAATGTAAAAATTAAACCAGAAAAAGGCATGTTATTATTGTTTCCTTCAAACTTTGCATATAGGCATACTGCATTGCCTGTAACTAATGGAACAAAGTATGCTCTAGTAACATGGATACACGACCAACCTATTCCTACGAGGTATTAAATGTCGCAGGTCTCGGTACATGCAATTTTTCCAATACCTGTATATGTTGTTGACTGCAATGACAATTTTAAAGAATCTGTAGATTTTTTAAAAAAAGATCATGCTCTTGTTCCGAATGAATTTTCAACTACCTACGGTAATAAAACTATTGACGACTATATTTTAGAAAATATAGAATGTCAAAGTTTAAAAAATTGTATTATCAAACATATAGAAAACTTTGCTGACAAAATTCTAGCTTGGGATTTTGAAAATTTTCAATTGACTCAGAGTTGGGTGACTATTAAAAATCCTAACGAAAAACACGATATACATCATCATCCTAATAGTGTACTGTCTGGAGTATTTTATTTTGACGATATACATCCAATTGAACCGTTGATATTCCATAGACCTGCAGTAATGAGTCATATGATGACGCAGTTTGCACCTAATACATCTACTGAAAAAATGAAGTCTACTGAATTTCCATGGAACGAATACCTGATTGAGCCAAAGATTAACAGACTAATAATTTTTCCATCATGGCTTGGACATAGTGTAAGCATCAATAAATCAAATATTCCTAGAAAAAGTTTAGCGTTTAATGCAGTACCGACAGGAAAGTTTGGCCACCAAAGTAGCGCAACAGAATTTGATTTTTCAAGATTATCATGACTGAATACGCATCTGCTCAACTATTAACGCTATTTCCAAAAGTTGTTTACTGTAGGAATGAATTCTGTATTGACCAAATAGATCATCTGTATTCAAGCATTAATAATTTAAATGCTCCAACAATTAAAGATACTAAACTGTCAGTAAATTCTTCTCATCAAACAGTTAACCAATTGCATTCTAAAGAAGAATTTAGTTTATTTGCTAATCAAGTAATGACTGCGTGTAAAGAATTTGCATCTCTATTAGGGTATACCCAAGGTCAAATAGATCGACTTAAATTTTTACAAATGTGGTTTAATAAAAGTGATAAAGGGGACTATAATTTTCCACACATACATAACGGATGTGTATTTTCAGGTGCCTATTACGTAAAAACAGTTCCTGAAAATGTAATCTTATTTCAAGATCTCGCAGATAATATTATAGAACCTAACGATCCTAATCCGTTATCTTATAGATCAAGATGGGTTAATTGTGTCCCAGGATTACTTTTATTGTTTAAAAGTGATACTATTCATTCTACACCGAGACAAGAAACTGAGGGTGAGAAAGTAGTTATATCTTTTAATATTGTTATGGAGTTTTAAGATGAAAAAACGTATAGCCGTTATCGGTGCAGGATCAGCTGGCCTTATAAGTGTAGGTAGTTTGTGCGCCCATTTGGATAACTCATACGAGATCGTAATAATTCATAATTCTAATATCAACAGCTTAGGCATAGGCGAAAGTACTAATTCTAACTTTGTTGAAATTTTAGAACTTGCAATGGGATTTAGATTTGATGCTGACGCAGAAGAATTAGACGCAACAAAAAAGTTTGGTACAAAGTTTTTTAACTGGCGC